ATCTCTGGGTGTACCAGAATCTAGAATGCCTGGTTCTGGTGATGGTTTCAACCTTGGACGTTCTTCTGAGATTCTTCGTGATGAGATTTCTTTCAGTAAGTTTGTAGGTAGACTGCGCAAGAGATTCAGCAATCTGTTCTTAGATATGCTGAAGACACAACTGTTGCTCAAGAACATCTGCACTCCTGAAGATTGGGAGATCATGTCTGAGCACATTCAGTTCGATTATCTTTATGATAATCACTTTGCTGAACTGAAAGAAGCAGAACTGATGAACAACAGAATGGCACTCCTTCAACAGGTAGAACCATATGTTGGTAGATACTACTCTACTGAGTATGTCCGCAGAAAAGTTCTGAGACAGAAAGATACTGAGATTCTTGAGATCGATGCTCAGATCGAAGATGAAATCGAAAGAGGTATCATCCCAGATCCTAACGATCAAATGCTTGAAATGGAACCTGGTATGCAACCAGGAATGGAGCAACAACCCCCTGAAGAAAATATGCGTCAGAGGGGAAATGAAATGACTGACACTGATTTAGATGTCGGCGTAATATAAATAACCAATATACTACAATATTAAGAAAATGAACGACGTTATTGATCTTATTGCTACGGATTCTTCCGCGTCTGAGATCAGTGATAAAATCAAGGATTTGCTTTTTAACAAAGCAGCAGAAAGAGTTGACGCACTTAGACCACACGTTGCCAATTCTCTTTTTGATGGAGAGTCAGAAGGTGAAGAAATTGAAACCACTGATACAGAAGTAGAGGAGAACTAATGGCTAGATTACTAGTTTTAGGTGACGAAATCACCGTTGCTGCTGGAGCTGGTAACAGTACCACAGTTGACAGTGCCACTGTTGTCAGAGTACTAAATGCTTCTGGTAGCACGGTTCAAATTATTGTTCAAAATTCTTCCTTTGCTGGTATTGGATCTTTTACCATGTTAAACAGCACTTCGGAGTTGATTGAGAAGAAGGCAACCGATCTTATCCATAGCACTGGTGGAACCGTTAGACTCGCAAAAGTAGGATTTACAGGCTAATCAAATGAAACTTATTAGAGAGGAAATCGAAAACGTAGAGGTTATCGTTGAACAACGCAACGGTAAGAAGAATCTCTACATTGAGGGTGTATTCCTTCAGGGAGACATCAAGAATCGTAATGGCAGAATGTATCCTGCTGAAACTCTTGCTAAAGAAGTAGGTAGATACAATGAGTCTTTCATTCAGAAAGGACGTGCTCTTGGAGAACTTGGTCATCCTGATGGTCCTACGATTAACCTTGATCGTGTTTCCCACAAGATTACCTCTCTGAGACAGGAAGGTTCTAACTGGGTAGGTAGAGCACAGATTCTTTCTACTCCCATGGGAACCATTGCCAAGAACCTTCTTGATGAAGGTGTCAAACTCGGTGTTTCTTCCAGAGGCATGGGTTCTCTGAAAGAAGATCGTAATGGTATTAAGGTAGTTGGTGAAGACTTTATGCTTGCCACTGCTGCTGATATCGTTGCAGATCCTTCTGCTCCAGATGCTTTTGTAAATGGCATCATGGAAGGTAAGGATTGGGTTTGGGATGGTGGAATTCTCCGCGAAAAGTATGCTGAGAAAACCTATAAGAAAGTCAATACTCTTGTCGATCAAAGAAGACTTGAGGAAAATAAACTAAATCTATTTCAAGATTTCTTACAAAATCTCTGAAATAATAAATAAATACAGATTATCACTAGTCTAATAAATCGGAGCAACCGAAAAATGTCCGCTGGTAACGAATTACAAGAAATGGAAAATCCCGTAACAAGGGGTGCGAAAGCCGCAGACCCCATGGATACCTCCAAGAAAGCATCTTATACTGCTGCTCAAGGTACAGTAGAAGATCTTGGTGGTCCTACCCCTGAAAACTATAAGCCCGATGATATGTCGGCTGCACTCAAGGCTCCTTCTCTGGCAACAGTAAAGGATATCGTTAATAAGGGTGCAAAACCTGCTGAAGCAATGCCTAAGGCACCTAAGTATGCTGAAGAAACTGAGGCTGAGGAAGGTCAAGAGGTAGTTGCGGAAACTGAAGAGAAGACAGAAGATGCTATCGTAGAGACTCCTGAAGTTTCTGTTGATCAAGATCTTGCTGCTCTGTTCGGTGGTGAGGAACTCAGTGAAGAGTTCCAAGAAAAGGCAAAGACAATTTTCGAGGCTGCTCTGACAGCCAAGGTTAGTGAAGTCCAAGAAACTCTTGCTGCTGAATACGAAAAGGCTCTCTCTGAGAACCTTGTTTCGGTTAAGGAAGAGTTGGTAGAAAGACTCGATGCATATCTTGAGTATGTCGCTGATGAGTGGCTTACTGAGAATGCCATCGAAGTTGAGCATGGTCTGAAGACCGAAATGACTGATTCGTTCCTTACTGGAATGAAGAGTCTCTTTGAAGATCATTATGTCACTATCCCTGACGATAAGTACAATGTTCTTGAGAGCATGGTAGATAAACTTGATGAAATGGAGTCTAAACTCAACGAGCAAATTGAGAAGAATGTTGCTCTTACAGGAAGACTTGCTGAGACCACTGCTGAAGGTATCTTCGCAAAGGTAACAGAAGGTCTTGCTGATACACAAAAAGAAAAGCTTGCTTCTTTAGTTGAAGGTGTTGAGTTTGCGGGTGAAGAAGAATACCGTGAAAAGATTGTTACCCTGAGGGAATCATATTTCCCTTCTGAGAAGGGTACTACTGCTGCAACTGAGACACTTTCGGAAGCCGTCTCTGATCCAGAACCAGAATTGGGATCTGGTCACATGGCTGCCTATCTCAGAGCACTTACCATTAAATAATAAATCCTCAAACTTAAACTAAAGGAGAACAATGTTCAATTCAGATAAACTTATGGAGAAGTGGGGTCCTCTGCTGAATGCAGAGTCCTGCGATCCTATCAAAGACTCCCACAGAAAGGCTGTTACTGCCGTTCTGCTTGAGAACCAAGAGCAATTCCTGCGTGAGCAGCATGCTTTTGACAACGGTGGAATGCTGAACGAATCCCCCACCAATGCTGCTAATGCTGCTGGTGCTTCCGGTGGTTTCAGTGGTGGTGCTGATGCATCCGGTCCTGTTGCTGGTTTCGACCCCGTTCTGATCTCCCTGATCAGACGTTCTATGCCTAACCTGGTTGCTTATGACCTGGCTGGTGTTCAACCAATGAATGGTCCTACTGGACTGATCTTCGCAATGCGTTCCCGCTACTCCACTCAGGGTGGCACAGAAGCTCTGTTCGACGAGCCCGATACCGCATTCTCCTCTACAAGGGATGGTGCTCTTTCTGGCAACTACTCTGGTCAACCCTTCACTGGAGCCGCAGTTGGTTTCGGTACTACAGGTGATCAGCGTGGAACCAACCCTGCTGTACTGTCTGGTGCTGGTACAACCACTGGCATTGGTACTCAGTATAACGTCGGTCAAGGTATGGAGACCGGCACTTCCGAGTCTCTTGGAGAGACCGGTGAGCAGGACTTCGGTGAAATGGCTTTCTCGATCGAGAAAGTTACCGTTACTGCTAAGTCCCGTGCTCTGAAGGCAGAATACTCCCTGGAACTGGCACAAGACCTTAAGGCAATCCACGGTCTGAATGCTGAAGCCGAACTGGCTAACATCCTCAGCACTGAGATCCTTGCTGAAATCAACCGTGAGGTTATCCGTTCGATCTACAAGGTTGCTGAAAACGGTGCTCAGGCAAACGTTGCCACTGCAGGTACATTCGACCTCGACGTTGACTCCAACGGTAGATGGTCGGTTGAGAAGTTCAAAGGACTTCTGTTCCAGATCGAAAGAGATGCCAACCGCATTGCACAAAGAACTCGTAGAGGGAAGGGTAACATCATCCTGACTTCTGCTGATGTTGCTTCTGCTCTGACCATGGCTGGTGTATTGGATTACACCCCTGCTCTGAATGCTAACCTGAACGTCGATGACACCGGCAACACATTTGCTGGCACCATCAACGGTAAGTACAGAGTCTACATCGACCCATTCTCTGCCAACAGTGCTGCTAACCAGTACTACGTTGTCGGTTACAAGGGTTCCAGCCCCTATGATGCTGGTCTGTTCTACTGTCCTTATGTTCCCCTCCAGATGGTTCGTGCCGTTGGAGAGAACACCTTCCAGCCCAAAATTGGCTTTAAGACCCGTTATGGTCTTATCTCCAACCCATTTGCTGAAGGCAATGCCAACAACCAAGGACTTGGACGTGTATATCCTGGTGTTAACCGTTACTACCAGAGAGTACGTGTTCAGAACCTCATGTGATATAATAGATATCCGTGTGAAGGAAGTGCAGGGGACCGAAAGGTCCCCTTTTTTTATGCCAATAAATAAGGTTGTAAAGTCTAAGTCATCATGTCTGCACCAAGAAGAGACCCGTTTGACAAACAGATTCAAAACAGAAACTATCTTTCTGATGTTGGGTTTAAGTTTAGTTTGGCAAAGGCACCTAAAGTTGATTTCTTTTCAAACACAGCAACCCTTCCTGGATTGACTCTTGGTGTTGTTAATCAACCAAGTTATCTGAAAGAGATTCCATTACCAGGAGACAGACTGGTATATGACGATCTAGAACTTACATTCATTGTTGATGAAGAACTAGAGAACTGGATGGCAATCCACAATTGGATGCGTGGATTAGGTTTTCCAAATAGCATTGGTGACTTTATTAGTGAAGTAACTAATGATGATGGTTTGGTTGAAAGAGAAAGACAGTATAGTGACGGTACACTAATTGTCCTCAACAATCAATTTAACAGTGTTGCTAGAGTAAAATTTACTGATCTGTTCCCAGTAAGTCTATCTGCACTCAGATTCGATGCAACAAACCAGGACTATCAGACTATTACTGCGACAGCAACTTTCAAATATTTGATTTATAATGTAGAGTTAGTGACACGTACCACATGAATCTAGACCTTATTAATGAGATGTGGTCGCAAGACTCCATCATTGATCCAGACAACTTGCATGAAGAGTCAATCAAGACTCCCAGATTACACGCCAAATATCACGAACTATATAATACAGTGCTTCTCTTGAAAAAGAAAGAAGAGCACAACCACAAAACCAAATATCTTGAACGCAGAAATTATTACAATGGTAAGGCAGATCCAGAAGTCTATGAAGACGATCCCTTTCCATACAAAGTAAGAGAGAAAGACTCTCTCAATTATCACTTGGATGCTGATCCAGCACTCCAAAAAATTCGATTAAAAATTGATTACCATGATGCCATGCTCACGTATCTTGAGAGCATATTGAAGCAGATAA